GCATCCTGTCTGCGGATGGTGTCTGAGTTGTTCGGAATTTCCGAACAGTTCAATGCGTTTATTGCCATATCTAAAGCCAAATTTTTCTTTATCTGCGTTGCCGCCGCTTTTGGCACTGGAATATCAACCTTCATGTCGTTTAAGATTGTGACTGCTTCTTTTGGGTTTAAATTCTTCATATCTGCATCCTTTTCTACATCTACAATACAGCGTATCAGCATCGGATACTCTCCTATATACATGCTTACACGTATAACATTTCTCCAGCTGATTACTCTCCGCCTGTCTGCTGATTAAGTCTTGCATGATCAATCCTTTCATTCGCTATATCGAAATACTCTTGTTTTAATTCTATACCTATAAAGTTGCGATTCAAATTCACGCAAGCCACGCCTGTTGAACCGCTTCCCATGCAATTATCGAGAACTGTATCGCCTTCATTTGTATAGGTTTTTATGAGATACTCCAACAACACAACTGGTTTTTGAGTAGGATGAAAAATGTTTTGATGATTTGCGTTGGAACAATCAATCACGTTAACAGGGAATCTCATTCCGCTTTTATTTACTCCGACACTCTCCCCATGATTTCCATAATTGGTTGTGCTGTTTTTGGGTCTTATTCCTTTATCGTAAGGTTCACCGTATGTTTTTTGCGGATTGTAGGTCGGCAATTTCTTGTAAAAAACAGATATGTTTTCTGTAGCTCTTAACGGCATACGGTTTGCATTTAAGAATCCCTGCGCAAGATTTTTTCGCCATATCCATTCATATCTGAACATTTTTCTGTTTGAAACAATCAATTCAGATGAAAACGGTGGTTGACCAAAGAGCAATATAGCACCATTGTCTTTTATTATTCTGTTATATCCATCCCATAAATCTTTAAATGGTATTACAGAATCCCATTTGTTTTTGCTTGTTGTTCCATAAGGCAAATCACAAAGTATCATATCAATACTTTTATCGGGAACGTCTTTCATGAGTTCCAAGCAATCACCATGTAAGAGTTGAATCATTTACTATCCTCCGCATCAATCGCCGCCTGTCTGCTGATTAAATCATCCATCCTGTTCACCTCTTGTTTGATCCAATGTTGCTTTAAGGTGACTTATTTTTAAATTCATAATGCACCATCCATCCTGTAAACCGCCCGTCCAATCATACAGGATGTAATTAACATATCTCGTCACCTCTCGCCCTGTGTATTTTTCACCATTCCATTCTTTTAAATGCAGATAATCTCCGACCTTAAATCCCCTGTCATTCTTTCGCAATTCAAATGTTTTTTCTCTTGAACATACTGCATCGAAATATTCTGGAAGTATTTTAAGTTCATGAATCATCCTGTTCTCCTCTCATATCCGCTCCGCACGAAAAGCAATAGTGCAGTTCGTCTTTATTCCCATCACAATTAGTTGCACTATGGCAGAACGGACATTCTACATATCCTTCATCGCTATGGTCTATCCACTTCCCAGTTTTTCGCTCTGGCTGTGCAGATGGCTGATTCCTAACCGCTTCCTCGCACAGATGCATACCAGTCATAACGATGCCTGCTCTGTGTGTATCATCCATCATCTGCAAACTCTGTCGTGTCTTTTCGATATTTTTCAGTATTGCCTGTCTGCTGATTAAATCACTCATCTTCAAATCTCCTTCCGCAGCCCCGACAAAAAGCATCTTTTTCATCGACTGGTTCGTGGCACATATTGCATTGATACCACATTGTCATTCCGTTTCTGGAACATCCAATTATCCGTTTCGCCGTTTCCGGTTCTGCGGGTGACAAAACTTCCAATGCCTCAACCATCAAATCATGATAGTCATTGATGTCTCCATCGCATATCTCATACATTCTATCTGCTGTTGCCACTGCCTTTTTTCTATCAATCAAATCGGCATTAATCGTATCCTGTTTACTGACTAAATCAGACATCATTTTTCCTTTCCTTTCCTTGTGTTCCATGCTCTTTTAGCATCGCATTTCTGCCAAAACAACTTGTCTTGTGCAATGCTACAATGAGTACATCGAACGAAATATCTGTGTTCACTGCAGTCCTCAATGATTGCTTCTTTTCCGCAAAATGGACACGGTTTTAAATCACTCATCACTCGTCCTCCTGTTTCTCAGCTTTTCCTTTATTCCACTGCTTCGTTGACTGATACTCGTAGCAATAAGCTTCTGTACTTCGCCCACACTTGTCACATTTTAAGTATGTCCACTTTAAGCTCCCATCTTCATGATGCTCACATTTGTATCTGTCTTCTCCATCTTCCAGTTCAAAGTGAAGCTGATGTCTAACTGGATTCCCTCCACAATACGGGCATTGTTTCGGTTCTGTAAAATTCTGCTCATTGAGCACAGATCTTTTCTGGTTAAAATTTGCAAGACACTTGCGACAGATCCATACGCTGTGTTCATGTGCCTGTAACTCGTCTTGAATTTTTCCCCTTCTATCAGCATAGTCTCTTGTGATATATCTAATCTCTACTTTTGCTCCCGTGCCATGGCATATACTGCATACACAATTGTCTTGCTCAAGCCACTTGATTCTAAAGTCATTCTCCGAGCGCTTATATTCAGCACTGTATCTATCTACGCCAGTCTCGGTCATCCCTTCTTACCTCCTATTCCACAACCTATTGAAACCAAAATAAGTAGTATCAATACAACTAATATAACTTCTCCCACGCTTATACCTCATGCCAACTATCTATGTATGCCTTGTAACCACTTAGGAACTTCTTCCAACAGTCAAAGTGTGTTGCTTTGCCGCAGTGTTCTTCGCACCATTCAGCCTCATTTTCAAGCATCCACTCATCTATGCTGATTCCGTTTATGCCAACATTGCAAGGCTGTTCAAATGTATTTGCCATTAAGTGAATGATAAAATCTGCATCGGGGTGGGTACAATCTTCGTCCGGGGTGGCTTCTATCAGTTTGTATACCCATGCCGGACATGGGATGTTATATTTGCTAGAATAAAGAATCCTTTCAATCAGTTCCTGTTTGTCTATCATCTTCTCTGCTCCAGTTCCTGTTCCAATTCTTTTTTCCATACGAGCCACCCAGGTTTATCAATCCGTTCATCTCCGTACAGCTTCATCTGCTCTTTATACTCGCAGTCATGAATCATGACATCTATGTCATTGTCTGCTAGTTCGTGAAGATGTGGTCTGATAATGCTTCGCACTAAGTCTGGCATATATGTCTGCCGTCCTTGACAATACCGTAAAGCACATATACATAGTGTTGCAAAATCCTGTCTATTTATTGTTATATCGTGTAGTTCCATATCTGCCTCCTAATATCTGATATTCAGACCACCGTGTTCATTGATCCAGTCAATAACATCCTTATACCCAAGACCGCCCTGTTCCCACGGTTTCATAATCCATTCGTACTGCTTCGGGTGCGTTTCTTTCATCCGCTCGAATCTACCTTCGCCCTTCTTTTCCAAGTGACATCCGAATCCGCAAAACATGCATCCTGTTCTATTACATCCTGTTGTTCTAAGTACAGGAACACCAACATCAAACAGTCCTAAGTCTGCCCAGTCTTGCTGTCCGTCTACCTCGTTGTCCTTTACGATGTCTCCATAAACCGAGCAGATTGGTAGGTGATTCTGATAGATGTATAAAAGCACATCCTGTTCTGTCCAGAATGCCATAGGATTGCTGATGGGAGATTTTAAATCAAATCCGTTACATCCACTCTGTAACCATTTTTGTGTGCGAAGTCTTGATTCTGTTGCCATTTGGGCGGTCATTGGATTGCGTCCTGTCTGATTCTGATATCTATGTGCAGGCTCTTTCTTCATGACATTGCAACACTTGTTACTGATTTCAAAAGGTGCATCCAGAAAAAACGAGTATTTCTCTTGTGAAAACATTGATCTGTCTTTGTTAGGGATATTCCCCTTTATCGGATGATCCTTGTCGTTCGTTAGCATCCCTAACATGATCGCAAGTCGCTGATTCTGACCGCCTTCCCTGTTGGTCATTCTGTCGTTTAGAATATTCGCCAATACCTCTCGCTTTGCGCCATTTATTATCGTACCCCCCCCTCGTATTTCGGGCGATACTGGCCTTGTCTGTGCGTTCCAAGTATTCTGTCCGTTTCGTACTGGTATTGATGATGTCTGCCCTGTTTGATGCTTCTGATATGCTCCCGTTCCAGTAACTCTCTCGTACCAATACTTGTACGGTATCGGTCGGTCGGTCGGTCGGTCAAGGCTACTTTTCGTGATTATTTGCGTCAAGTATTTTCTTGCCCCGTATACGCATTCGCTTACTTCTTTGCTGATGAATGGATATCCATACTTTTCTATCACAGTTTTAAAGTTCATCTTCGGTTTCATCCATGTGACATTATCAAAGGTCTTCACAAACTCTCTGATTTCTGGGTACTCCAGACCCGTATCGCAGAACACAGCCGGAATGTCTGGATAATCCTCTCTAACAAGATGCAAGAGAACTGTAGAATCTTTGCCTCCAGAGAACGAAACATAAACACCATCTTCCCCAAACTCATTTACCCACTGTCTGATCCTGTCCTTCGTCAGCAGAATCTTCACGTTTAACGGCAGTGCCTGTTTCATTTGTAAATCTTGTAGTGTCCTCTCGCTCATGTCCAAAACTCCCTTGTGTGATGCCCGGTAACTTCATACATGTATTTGTCATACATCTTCGGGTCTTTTCCTAAGTGTTGACGCATAATATTAACCTTTTCGACGAAACTTGATAGACGTTTAAATCCCCATTCATCCTCCCGGTACAATGCCAGACATATTGCCGCCAATAACATTGTCGGAAGCCATTTCATAACACGTTGTTGCAGGTAAATCATTTCTACATTGGACAGCGGTCTGGATTCCGTGTCACTGGAGAAATACATGTAGTTGTGGTAACTTTTCTCACCTAGTAGTGTTAACTCGATCCCGGTTTCTTTTTCTAACCGTTCCAGAATGCTAAAATCGTCATGCTCCTGCCATATTTCAACCGACATATTAAAACGCTTGATGATCCGTCTTTCTCGCCATCCATACTCCTGCCACAGCACGCAGAAACAGGCTGAATAGATGATATCTAGCTGCTTTGTATGTTCTGCCCTTAGTGCATGTTCTGACTTTTTGATATACTTCCCCATAATTACTCTGGCTCCTTTGTTTCTGTACCTTGATAAGTGTCATTCTGAACTCGGAATCCATTGCTATGAAGTAAACCAAGCAATCTCTGTAAGGAATATGCTCCCAATCCCGACAGGTCTTTCAACTGTTGTTCTGTGTGGTCTAAGATATCGCCTATTGTATAAATTCTATTTCTTTGAAATACCTGGTATGCTTTCATGCTGATCAATCCCTCTTCACACAAATCCCCAATTTTAGTCTGACCTGTCAGCGTAAGCATAGTAAGAGGAATTGCGTTTTTGATTTCAAGCACTTCTTTTTCGATATCCATCAGTCTTTTTACAGCGTCTAATTTCCCTTCCCATGTTGTTTCCAAACAACTCTTTTCAGCCTCATGTATACGTTCAATTATTTTTGTTATGTCATCATGTATTGTTATAACTGGTTTCATTTTTTGTTCTCCATTCTGCTTGCTATCGCTTCAATCACCGGAACTGTCACCCAAGTTCATCCATGCATCATTGCCCTTTTTACATAATCGTATGTCTCACTGTATACGGACAGGCTCAAGGTGTCCTTCTCTTTGTGGGAAACAAACTTAATCAGCACGTTTCCATTTTCTGTCTGCCCTATCCATTTAACTTCATCCAGATTAACCATCATCGGACTGCTGTCTCCCAATGGATGCAATTCAATAAACTTACTCATAGACCGCCTCACAATCTGCCAGTGCGTATGACATGACCTTACATTTCTGTCCGTAGCGGTTTTCTACTATCACAGGCTGATGGATGAACCGCACTCCCCTCTTTTCAAGGTCTGCTATCCTGGCTGCAAGCCTCATGCATCCGAATTCATGTACTGCATCCAAGGATGTTATACAGTTGTGTGTCTGCAAATAATCTATAATCTGGTCATTCTGGCTTTTGTTGTGTATTCCCTTTACCATTTACTGCCTCCCTTATCTTCTGTCCGTTGTGGCTTATTTTCAGCTTATAAAACAGCCGTTCAAACATAATCTTGTCACTACTTTTTAATTCTCGTTTTAACATTTCCTGTACTGCTATCAGTAAGTACAAGGTATCAGCTTTTGAAAGTTCCATCTTTCTTCTCCAATTCAATCAAAAATGCTACGTTTGTTGCTACGTGGTACAGTGCCGGAAGTCCTGACTCTTCGTCCACCGTTTTTTCATCCTCCAGGTATGCAAGCAAATGGCGAATGAGTGCATCTTTATAGCGTCTCTTCTCTACTCGTTTCCAGTTATGTTCGTCTGCATATTTCAGAAGTCCGAACATCCTCACCTTCGCAATGGCTCTGACTATCTCCCACGGTACAAGCGTCAACCGCAGCTTGCCTCCGTCCTTCTTCGCCGTCTGATCGTCTTCCTTCGGCATGTAATTCATCGCTTCCCCATTCTGATAGCATGTCTGGCAAAAGTTATTGTTCCTGTCATCTGCCAATTTACATGTATAGCATTTAATCTCTCCCATTTTCTTCTTCCTCTTCTTCGTATACGCAACAGTGTCTTGTACATGAGTAATCTTCACCGTCATAGAATCTGCAACAGGAACAATGTTCTCTCAGCCACTTGTGCGCTTTTAATATCTTTTCAAGTGTTAACTCATACATGAAGCACTCTCCCGTCTGATGTACATATCCGTCCTTGTGGATCGTAGTGATAACCGTCTTCATACATGGGGTCATGCACATACTCCCTGTCCTCTTCGTCATACAGTCTGCCATGCATCCGTGTCACATCCCAATTCGCAAATACCAGATGCCACTGATGCGGTGTTGGATCGTGAAAAACTTCATCCGTTTTCTTCTTCTCCGGTGCAGAAGTGGCAAACCATTTTATGCCGGGTGGTCTGTTGTTTTTCTCCTCACCTAAAAGCCAATCGTCCAGACGGTCAAGGCACTCGTCCAAATCTTTGTATCCAATCAGACGATACCATTCTTCTGCCATCTCCCTACTGGAATGAAAGTTCGGATAATGGACTTTGATCTTTGTCAGAAGTGTCACTACATCCGTTTGTGTCATCTGTTTCCTCCGTTACATGCTCAGAATGTCCAAGCCTTTTATACAGTGCATTCAGCTTATTTCTGATATCTGGTGGGAAGTTTGTAATCTCCACATTCTGCCGTGAATCTGTTAGTTGCTTTACAGGCTCTTGCGGTTTTGACTCAATCTGCAAGTTGTTCCCCAGGTCACCGGACATTGTATTCACAAACTCAGACCGCTTCTGAACCGCTTGGTAGGCTTTAATGAACTGGCTGTAGATCACGCCATCCACTGCTGATGTTTCCATCTGCGACCACATCTTGAGGTTTTCAGCCTTGCCCACGGCTTTCTGCACCTTCTCTGGCAGCTTTGCAAATTCCTCTTTCCAGTAATAACCGGAACGGCTCAGTGCATGTCTTACCATTCCCCACGCCTCATTGAAGTTGTCTTCTTCCGGCTCCAGGGCAAGCACCTTTGATCTCAGTCCGGCAATAGTCGGAGGGAAGTGTTCAGTCTGCATGTAGGCTTTCACTGCCATTGATAGTTGTTCATAGGTCAAATCATTCAGCAGGGAATACCATGTTCTTATAGCGTCATAGTCAGCCATAAACTTTGGGTCTGTGTAAACCGCTTTCATTGCCTTTGCCAAAACAGAAAACTGCTCAAACGTAATTCCCATTAACAAAGTCCCTCCCTTTTAGCCCGTTCAACCCAATCATCAACTACGTTCACACGATTCTTGATTGCATCCATGTAAGCACTGCCAGTGCTGCCATTCTTAGGACGCTTATCTCTTTCCCAATTTCGGACAGAGGCTTTCCAGTCTTTCATCTTGTTTCTTCCAACCATCCATCCTTTTGACTCATAAAAGTCTATGAATCGTTCCGCATCGACATTTGTGAACCCTTTTTCGTGGCAGTAATTCTGAACCTCTGCGAGTGTGGGTGGTGTGAACACACCACTTCTTCTCTTCTCTTTTCTTGTATCTTTATCTATCTCTTTATCTATCTTTATCTCTAAATCTTTATCTATATCTTTATCTATCTCTATCTCTGTGTTACACAAGCGTTTCACTTGCGTTACATCTGCGTTACAATGTAACGCCCTTTGTCTTTCCCGGAACTCTCTAACCCTTTGTGCTGAAGAGTTTTCAGAACCAACTTGCTCAATTGCTTCTGGGAAGAAACAGTCATTGTCTATTCGTTCCGCAAGTCCTTTAGAGAAAAGATATTGTAAGGTTACTTGTACATTCTCCGGTGCTTCGTTGATATCCAGTGCAATCTCATCGCTGATATTGTTCTCAACGCCTTGATAGACAAGAGTCCCATCGCTTTTAATTGCCTTTAAAAGCATCTTGAGATAGATAATGGTGTAAGTATCGCCTCCGGCAAGCTGCCTCAACTTCTTGATTTTTACGCCATCAAAGAAGTCATCTTTCAGTTTTAGCCAGTAATACTTCTTCTCTGCCATCAGTTACCCCCTCTGTTGCCAAACCATCAATATAGGCATCTATAGTTTCTTTGTCGTACAACACCTTGCCACCTATCTTTCGCTTTGCCCCCATCTTCTCAAGCCATTCTCTGGCTTTTGTGGGTTTCATATCCAGGTACTGGCAAGCCGAATCAATATTCATCAGTCGCTTTTCCTCAAACATATATCCGTGTGTCACCTCCTAGTATTGTTATCTGTTTATTGTTGTATTTCTGTTAATCTGATATAATTTGATATTTATATTTTATCATAATAGGCTCATGCCGTTAAGCTTATTTCGTCACATTGGAGTAATAGAAATTGTTCCAGTCTTCAATTGCTTTCCTCCGCAACTTGTGGTAGTTGACGAACTCGTCTTGAATCACGCCTTTGATTCTGCCACACTTGCCACACGAGAGAAGACAACAGAACTTATGATCTTCCTTGAGAATCTTGATGTATACATTTTTGCTCGTCACAATCAGAAAGTCCGAATGGCATACAGGACATTCCTTCACTCTATCGCTTTTTCTTATCTGTCCGTTGTTTTTGAGCATGTATCCGCATCCTCCATTCTTCCAGTGCCAAATCTCTTGTGAACTCTGTCACAAACTGCTTACACTCTCCGCACATCACCACGCATACCCCGTTTCGGTCAAAGACAACAGGTTGACCGCCACATGTACAGTCTGGCAAATCCGTTACTCTTCCCATACCCTGTCTCTCCCATATCTTGCCAGAAGCAGTGCTTCTGCCATTCCATCCGACTCTTTCCTACACCTTGGGGTGGGCAATAAATTCACCCCAGGGTACAGTTCCTTCACTTTGTCAATGGATTCCTGTTTATCGGCAGTGATTCCGAAGTGCTTCTTCCATGTCCGTGGGTCTACTTCTGTGACACCCATCTGGAATGCGTCCAGAACGCCCAGAATGTATCCATAAGACTTTCCAAAGCTGAACATGGATGTCACCCCTTGCCCAGGCATCGCATGGACTTTTTCAAGGAACACATAAGCCTCATGCTGATACAGTTGGCAGACCGCAAGCAATGCTTGGTTGCTGTAGGGGATCGCCTCTTCTTTCTGGATACCTCCAAACGCTGTTCCCAGAAGTCCGATACCACCTTTTGCCCCCGGATCAATGCCGATAAACATCATCCTTGATCACCTCCTACTAGTTGAACGGAAACACATCTGAATTCATATCCACCTGATAGAATCCTTCTTCGTTTGGTTCAGAACCGCTCTGAAACGCTCCAGAATCGTTTTTAAGGCGTTTTAACTGCGGTACTGTGGAATCTTTCGCTTTATTGTAGTCGCACGGTTTAAAAGGCTTTGTGGTGCGTCCTATCGTGCCATCCGGCTTGCGGTACTCTTCCTGTCCGAAGACAAATCCAATCTTTTTCCCTTTGAACGAATTAACGAATGTTCCTTCGCCCGGATGCTGATCAAATTTGGTGATGAATCCGGGATTACTCTGCTCAACAGCAGATGTAAATCGTTTCAAATTCACAGTGCTGTATTGTCCGCTCAACGCAATGTAATAAATGCCCCTCCACTTAGCTTTTTCTCCCTTCCGTTTTCTGTCATTGTCGAAGGTCTTTCTGAACCATCCTGTCTGCGTATCGTTCTGGTCAAAGTCAAAGTAGACCGCCAGTGTGGGGTTGCCTTTTGTGGATGTGTACTCTTTCACTTCAATGATCTGGCAGAGTTTTCCACCCAGTTCAATAGGTGTATACCCTCCAATTGTTGTTGAATCGTATTCTGCTGGTTTAAGCATGTGAGTTTTCCTCCTGTTTATTTATCTGTGTTCCGTAAAAATCACGGATGCAATCATCAATCAGTTTCAAATCATTTGGGATTTCTTCTTCAGCAAACAATCCCATAGGTGCTTTCACGCAATCAGAGCCGTCTGTAACTGTTCTGACAAAGTGTTTTCCGTCCTTGGACATACATCTGAGAACAACAGTTACCATGCCGTCCAGAAGGACTTTGTCATCGAGCAGCTTTCCAATGGTCTTGATTTTAGTAACCCCATAATCATTGGTAGACTCATGGAACATGAAGTACGTGTTGATGTCTCTGGGGAATCCTTTGCAGAAGTTAACGAGATTCCACATTGCGTCCGCAATATCGTTGTACAATTCAAAGGACTGGTTTCCTTTCATGTTCCGGTGCTTCGCCATGAAAATGCATGTCATGACATAACCGATATCATCCAGAACAATGTTCTTTACTTCTCCACTGTCTATCCATGTTTTCAAGGTCTGACCAATCTGCTGAAGATTGTTGCCTCTGTACTCATGGGCGAATCCACCACGGAATGGAAAGTCTTTGCCCAATACGTTGATAATGCCTGTGGTGTTCCTGTCCATTGTCTGCAAAGAACTGGTCTTCCCAGAACCCGGATCACCAATAATGAATACTGTTGCCATACTTACCTCCTATAAGAATCTCCTCCAATTCTGGCTGAAGAAGTGGTATTTACACACTTGCGTCAGTCCGTTTGCCTTCATCGTCTTTCTTGCTACCATGCGCTTTAAGTGTCTTAATGCGTTCATCTGACCTCCTATCTAATCCGAAGACTTCTAGTCTGTGAAAGTCTAGCCCAGTCACACGTCATTCCATCTTTTAAGTCTTCAATAATTGCACGTTTATCTATTTTCGGTTCTTGAGCAATCAAATATTGATTGGGTATTTTTGTTTCATCCAAAATAACCACAGAAGGAACATTTTTCTGAATCCCGAAGCTGAACAGTTCCGTCTTAAACTTTTCTTTCCCCGTCAGAATCATTGCATCCTGTAAGTTTCCCTTGAGATATGCCACATGATTTTCAAGAACTCTTTTCTTGTCCTGTAATCTGGCAATCTCTTTGCTGATTCCGTCAATGTCGCTGTTTAATGAGGCAATTATCCTGGCATAGTTATCTGCCTTTTCCTCTATCTCACACTCGATACCTTCGAGTGTGTTCTGGATCATCTCCGGGTCTTCCTCGTCTTCCATGAACGACAGCAGTTCCATCCACTGTGCTTTCAGTTCGTAGAGTGATACCATTATTTCTCCTTTCTTGTTGCCCTCCTCATTCGTTCTCTGAGGTTCTTTTCAAGCAACTCATTGTTAATCTTCATCTGCTGTTTGAGCGGAACATCCATTTTTAGGCACTTATCGCCAGACAAATACCGTTTCGCCTCTTTCCGCATTGCACTTTCATATTTCCGGCAGATGTCTTTGAACATTGCTGTAGTGGCAAGTTCGCCTTTTCCACGCCCAACAATCTTGATGATGTTTGCCGGAGTGACACCTTCGACAATCAGATCAACGATCTTGTCTTTCTGGGTTGTGTTATACAGTCCGTTCAGCCTTGCATCCCATGCTCTCAATTTGCACACCCTCCTTTTTATGTCATGTATCCTGTTATCCACATCCTTTTCTGCCTGTTTGATGATCCAGTCTCCACTGATCTCTGTCCACATGTTCACATTGTCAGACCGGAAGAAATCCACTGCGACTGTGTACGGTCTTTTCAGTTCCTCAAACCGTCTCTGTCCGCTCAGATTCAGTTCCCCGTGGTGATACACACTTTCAAATACAAGGAAATTCGTGATGTCATGTGCAAAGTCTGCCAGAATCTCATCCACCAGCCACTCGCAGCCAGACTCTGAAGTAATGTGCGATTCCTTAGTCAAATCCTGTCCTACAACTTCTCCCCTTGTGGCATATCTGCCAAACTCATGCCCTTCGATGATGATGATCAGACCGTGATGCGGAATATCGTTCCATGTCTCTGACTTGATTTCCCGGTCTATGAATGCCGTCTTAGGCTCTTCGTCCAGCCGTTTCTTCTTTCGTTTGCTGCGCTTTAGTTCATCGTTAAACAGGGTGACGGATGTCTCATTCTCTTGCAGCCATGCCATCATTTCATCCTTCGGTGCTATCATTAGAAATGATGCTTGCGCTCCCAGGCAGATCATGGGATTCCCTTTCAAGTTTTCCAGCCTCTCTCTTAACTTCATCTCCTACCTCCTACTGACCTTGAATACTCAAATGCGTCACATCTTGCCACAATGTCTTGCCACTCCTTTTCCTGTTCTCTGGCTGCGGACAGGAACAGAATAGTGATGAGACACATAAGAGCCAGTCCGAACAGGACTACAGTTAATGGTCTTGGTTTCTCCATTTCTTCCTCCTATTCTTGTTGTTAACTTGAGTTTACTCAAGTTTTTGAGCAAAAAAAATTGCCATAATGTCATCGTCAGATAATTCCAGAATCCGTCTTATAGAATCTATTTCGTCTCTGGAAAAAGCTCCGTGTCTTTTCAGCTTTCCGTGTAATGTGGTTTCGTTGATCCCCATTAAATCAGCTAGTTTATTAAGTGTTAAGCCATTGAGAACAACTTTTGACCGGAACAATCGTTCATCAAACATCCGCATACCTCCTTTCTCTTTTTTGGCACAACTTTATTAGTCTTATCTTCTCTCGTTCTCGTGAGGTATCTTATCACATGAGTTTTCTCAAGTCAATACTTTTCTCAAGTTTTTTATGAGTTTTTTCATTTCGGTCTTGTCTTTTTTAATGTTCGGCTTTAAAATGCAAGTATTGGAGGTGATGGTAGTGGATGTGAAAAATATTATAAAAAACAGAAGATTAGAACTGGGATTAACTATGAAAGAAGTTGCTGACGCATGTGGAGTAAGTGAAGGTGCTGTCTCCAGATGGGAAAGCGGAGAGGTTAATAACATGAGAAGAGACAGAATCTATGCACTATCCCAGGTTCTTCAAATATCTCCTCTTCTGATATTAGGAATAGAGCCAAAAGAAAATGACAGAGTAAACAAAAACGTGGATCAGTTCATAGAACTCCTAGAACCATTGACAGAAGAAGAACAGGAACGGCTTCTGAATATCATGAAGATGATCATCAACGAACGGAAGTAGTCCTGTTTATTGGACACATTGTTTCCTACAATGCGAACAGATGTTCGTAGGAGGTAAGGAAAATGAAAATAGAATTATTGCAGTTGTTCCTGTCTCTCACTGAAGAAGAACAGGAGGAGGTATTAACTTTTCTGGAGGGGGTAAATGATGAAAAACAAGACGGAGAACCCGAATCTGACAACATGCCCGGATTGCGGTAACACAGTAAGCATACATGCTAAAGTATGCCCACACTGCGGAAGGGAATTCAAGGATGAAAAAGCCGGAGAGATACGTATTCTTCTGATCGTCCTCGGTATTGCGCTGATGGTGATTGGTGTGATTTTAATCCTGGGTATCCCATCGTGCCAGTCCGGGAAAGCATTTATTACTTTTTAAAGCAAAGAAAAAACCCAGATGATGGGAGCATCTGAGTTTTTTCTGGAGTTCTAAAATGGTGTCTGAATAGCTGTAACAAAAAAGTGTTGTAACAAAAAAGTGTTATGCATAAAAAGAAAGGGTATTGCTAATGAGCATTTTAATTATACCATTTTTTACAATACTGTCAAAGTTACCCTAAAACGAAAATAAGGCACTTGCCCGTTTGTGCCTTATTCCCGTTCATCATTATTACAGTATAGGAGAAGTAATGAAAAAAACATCGACCAGTCTTGCACTGTGTGCTTTTCACGCTCTGAATTATAACCAAAACGCACCCTATACGGAAGAAGGATAAAGAATGCCATACAAATATACAAAAATGATAACCATAGGATATAAGCCGGATGGAACAAGGGTGCGGAAGAGATTTTACTCAAACAGTAAAACAGACCTTGAGAAGCAGATACGGTCTGCCACGCTTGAGCCAAAGGACTTCCCAGAAGTAATACCGTCTCCGACTGTCACTTTTAAAAAATACGCAGACCAATGGATGGATATTTATAAAGTCTCCAAAGAAGCTGCCACGAAAGAAATGTACCGTAATGTTCTGCGTAAGACAAAAGACATCGACAGTATGCCAATGAATGAAATCCGGCAGTCTGACCTTCAGCGGATTCTGAGGGATAATTCTGACCGCCCGAACGCATGTGCCAAAATAAGGCTCGTATTTCGCCAAATTTGGGGTTGTGCTGTTGAGGAAGGTATTTGTTCGTCCGACATCACGAAACGCCTTGAAGTGCCGTTTACGTGCGTTAAACAGCAACGTGCGCTTACCGATGCAGAGAAGAAAGCAATCAGCGAGGCAAAACTGGAACCAATGGAGCGGATGTATGTATCCCTTCTCTACTATCTCGGACTCAGACCACAGGAGGCACTCGCACTCATGCCCTCTGATTTCGGCATTGGAACTGTCACCATACAAAGAGCCGTAGGCTATAACTCCAATAATCCCTATATCAAACCAACAAAGACCAGGAACATCCGCATTCTCCCTGTACCGGATGCCCTACAGGAACTCTTAGATGATTACACTCCGGGATTGTATCTGATCCACAGGGATAACCAACTTATGACCAAACACATAAAATCAGAGTTATGGTTAAGCATTAAAGAGAAGATCGAAGCCAGGTTAGGATACAAGACAGATATTCGTCCGTATACGTTCCGTCACAACTACTGTACTACTTGCTTCTATTCCGGCATATCTCTCAAGAAATGCCAGTATTTAATGGGTCATTCCTCTGCTCAGATGATTATGAAAGTCTATGCACATTTAGATGACAGTAAAGAACCTATTGACCGTCTGAAATTAATAAAATTGTAACATGTCCTGTTTATCGTACACTTAAAACTGTGCCAAAACTGTGCCACCCTCATTATTTTCTCAGTTTTTTTTTCTTATATAAATGCAAAATTTCCCTATTTTTCATGGTGTCCAATTATCTGGACACATAAAATAAGAGAAAACCCTTGATATTACTGGGTTTTCTCTTTTTCTGTTCAGTGAGCCATCGGGGACTCGAACCCCGGACAACTTGATTAAAAGATATAGAAGAATGCTTTATTTTAGCGGTTTTTCAAGGCAAGTGTGCAGAAACTGTGCCACGTTCTAATTAAAACTTATGCTAAAATCACTCTTCTGTTGTCCAATTATCCTATGATTTTTGTCCAAGTCTGCTTGCCAGCGATACCGTCCACATACAGTCCGTGTCTCTTCTGGAAACTGCAAACTGCATTATATGTGTTGTTTCCGTAGCTGTTATCAATCGCATCCGTATAATCTCCCGTGTATCTCAGGCACTTCTGGAGCAGTCCTACGAAGTCTCCTGTGTTGCCCTTCTGGAGTGTGGGCAAGAATGATACGAATGTTTCTTTGTTCATCTCTTTTTTCTCCGGTGTGGGTGTTGGTTTTGGGGAGGGCGATTCGCTGTAATCGATCCACTTGGTAGCCAGACCATGCTCTGTCCAATATCCGTCAATTTTCTTACCCTTTGCCCAACTTCTGCTACCATCAGAACCAACGTAGGAATACTGTATGCCACCTTCCCAACGTGGAGTAGATTCTACGCAGTTGACAATTCCTTGCCCCGGTTCTTCCCATTCAAAGCCTAAATAGCCACCAAAATGCCCCGGCATGTATAAGCACCGGAATTTGTTGCCCAGTGCCTTGAAGTTGCTACTCCGGTCTGTACACTGATCCATCAACTGTCTCTCTGTGCAATCACCTGTTGCCGATAAGTCGGACTGAAAACTGCCCGGTTGTGGATTAATGATGCTCCTCCCGTTGAAAAGTGCTTTATAGAGGTTGTGACAGTCCGAAGACCATCTGGAGCCAGACCAGTACAAAAGATTCTTCGGGTATGTGTTGTTATAGTCAGACGGCGGATTTCCCTTTGCAAGTGTAATCAGAGTTTCCACCAGTTTCTTCTCGGTATATGCTTTCACTTTCTTATCATCTCCTTTCGGCTTTGCCGTTCCGGCAGTGTATATGCCTACATACTGGTCTATATCCACATTGGTAACGATACCGGAAACTCTGCCATACCAGTCGGTCTGCCTGTAGACGCATTTGTGGTCTGGTTCGGCATTGGTATGGTCTTCAAACCATACATCATACTTGCGCTCTATGTCACTGCCGTAAACACGATTGATGTAATCCCGGTTGAGGTACACACCAGTGCAATATCCCTGTGATAATACGTAGTCACAAAAGATTTCCGTCACCTGCCGCTGAAGATCTGTGGTAAGGTTGAACCCATCTTTCACAGCGTCTTTAACCGTGTCCTCTTCTTGGTCACACCATATCACTGTAGACTGAGGCAGTCCGGCTCGCCTCACGTTGTTGATGGCGTTAGCTGCGTTTTCCTTTGCTTCTTTGAGGCTGTGGACATAGATAAAGTGATACACTCCAGGAACGCTTATATTAGCATTCTGAGCGTCTTTGACGTAGGACAAAAACTTAGAGTCTACACCTTCGCCATCGCAGTCCACACCCCATCCGCAACGAGGAATAATAAAGTCATACCCGGCAGATTTGACTTTCTGCCAGTCCACATGACCTTGATGATGAGATAAGTCCAATCCCTTCATGTTCAGTCCTCCTTGTTGAACCACTCTGGTTTCAAGTCTCGTTCTTCGCACCACTTATTGAATATCGGAGTCGCAACCCAATTCCCGTGGAGTTTTCCGAAATATTTTTCTCCAATAGTAAGAATTTCGTGTTCTTCATCCGGTCGAAGTAGGATCAGCAACAATAGCTGTGTCCTCAATCCATCCTTTTCCAGGATATCCAGTTTCTCTGGAATTTTCTTTTTACTATCATGTCGATTTACAAAAAATGTTACTAACTGACTAAGAACCGTTGATCCCAAGACAGCCGTAACTATGGTTAAAGCTGTACTCATTTTTCTTCCTTCTTATAAGGTTCTGTATATGTCATTGCTCTGGCTGAATCCCCCACACCTTCTGTGGTCGGATCAGTGACGATCCCCAGAAGACACAGGATGTCGATCAGCATGGTTGCCAGTTTTACGATCTGATCCTGAGCAAAAGGTGGAATCACACCGAAGAGGTCTAAGCCGTAATAGATAAAACTGATAATTGCCAGTATGATTGCCACTAAAGTAGTCTTGTTCTGAAATCTGAGTTTCCAATTCATGATAAAAATTCCTTTCTTATGTTGTTACTATCGGGATACTTTTAATGTCGTTTGAGAACCAAAGTACATGTCCTCTGCACCAGTGTCCGACATTAAGGTATACGACATTTTCGGATATAGACGTATTCGCAAAAGCCACACCCAAGCTATTGATAACAGCGGTTGCATCTCTGTGGTGCGATATAAATGCAAATCTTCCATAGTGGTCCGTATACAGCATCGACCATCTATCAGCCGGGTCAAACTGTACAATGAAACGCACCGTTGTCCCGTCCGTATTGAACGAAGCACTCCTGATATCTTTTACTCTCTGCTCAATATCATAAGCATCCCAGTTTCTTTGTGTCGTTCCTGTTTCCATAGATTATGGCACTGGTATCAAGTTACTTCCAACATCCGATGGTAAAGAACTAAACCAGTGCACTGCCTCCTTTCTGGTGAGGAATACCTCCCCCGAATTTATTCTGCTGTATTGTCATTTTGTACCTCCTGTGTTCTCCGGTCATATACCTTCCCTTCGATCAGCAGTCCGTCTGACCGATAAATGTGTGCTGAGTGATACGGGATACCGCTCTTCACCGCTGCCGCAAGGATCGTGTACAGCTTGGCTTCGGCATCCTCCAGATTGTCATAGTGATCGTACAGAAGTCCATGTGATCCATCTGTACGAATCTGGTTTTCAAGTGTGGTGTAAAAATAAGGCATGATTTATATCTCCTTTCTATGTAAGTGTTTGCACTTCGTGATCCGGGATGCCAAAGTCTATAAGAATGGTAGCCGCAGTTGAGCCAACAAACGTGCCGGATATCGTAATCGTTCCATTTCCGCATGTGACCGTCCAGTCACTACCCATTGCAGACAAGGGAGACACCTGTGCTGAACCCTTGATTGGCTCATGGTCTGCCGTGATTCCGGTTGCACCGCTAAAGGTTTTTGGAAGTGATGAGATTCCCGTCAACCTCTTCGGATAAATGGCATGATATCCAATCAAGGATGGGGTTGCCACTTGGGTGGCTTCTGAACCTTTAAAATACATTTCATTTGTGTCCAGACAGACCGCCAGTTCACCTGGTTCTAGCATAGTGCCATCAAAGTCTGCTGCTGAACCTCTTCGCATTTGAATAGCCATAAGTTAACTATCCTTTCTTCTAATAATTGATCTGGTTGTTCAGATCATTGTCATTGCATGTAATGGTAGACATATTGCCTAGCTGATAATCAAATGATGTACATGGGGTGACAAACTTCCTTCCCAAAGATGTAAATGAGATTAAGTCTCCGGCCTCGAAGGATGGGTCTGCGCTCCATGTCACTGTAAACGGGAAGAAGTTAACACCCGATACAACCGTATAAGCCTGTGTCGCTACAGCACTGGCAACAGTCTGATTGATGATGAATGGATTGGAATCTATCTCAATCAGATAGTCTTCCGTACCAACTATGACTTCTTCTTGATTGATGTCCGTTACCTTTACGCCAGTAACTATCTTACGCAACAGTGATGCAACAGGCTCAGTCATGATTTTTGACAGGGGGTATGCATCGGATTCTTTCGATGCCGGGATGGCTCTTTCCCAGAATCCAAACAGACCGCCATCCTCGGAATCTCCACCTGTCCAAGCTGTCTGATAGATATCCCATGAGTTGTCATTATCTTCAGCAGACAGGATCATCGGTTTCAGTATTGTTCCTTCTTCAAGGGTATCCCCCATGTTTACATCTGGAAGGATGATGTACATCAGAACATATTCATCCAGTTCGCTTTTAACAGTAAAGAATGTGTGATTAGACATTTCATTGTCTGTGCAATAAGCTACACGAATTCCTTCTGTTCCATTCCTCTTGAACATGGCAAGGTAATAAGTCTCCAAAGAACCGCCTGTGCATCCTGTGATTCTGTATTCACCTATGGGCATGTGAAAGTTGTACTGTAGTCTGAATCTTGTAGTGGCTGTAGATTTTCCGTATGCTAGTACCTGGCTCCCTGTATCAGTGATTAAACGCCATGTGATACCATTCTCTGTCTTTCCGCTTTCTACATACGGATAAGCCAGTTTATTGCGTCCATACGAACCCTTGAAAGAACCGCCATCTGCATCATCACCGTCTGTCCATCCTTCGCCTTGGTATTTCTCATACGAAGTGTCTACGTTGGAGGCATACTGGATCATGGGATAGATCAATGTATCTGGCCTCCACCCTTGTTTTACATATAAATAAAATGACGTAAGTTTCTTATATCCGCTTAAATCGTAAATGTTTCCAGAACCGCTGACTAAAAGATTTCCAAGTGTTTCAGTGTTGCCGTTTTCATCTTCAACATCACCATCAAACCACCATGATCGTTCAGATGCGCCAGTACTGAAAAGACTAATTCTGAATTTCGTTTCTCCTGTGCCTGCAACATCAATCGGTGCAGTAAGAAGGCTGAAATAAGAATCTGCTGTTGCTAATCCGTATGCGCTTACTCTGCCTCCGGCAGAAACTTCCCAAGTAATACCATTGGATACAAGTCTGGTATTTTGATATGGATAGCGGAGCATATTCCTACCAAACGCACCATGAAAAAGTCCTCCATCCAGATCGTTGCTATAATCCAGAACGGAAAAGTATTTAATCGCTAATTTTCCAAGGTTATTGTACCTTGCGTAGCATCCGCATAACTGGCAGATATATCCAAGGATATCACGCTTCGTGACACCTTCGTCCATGTCATCTGTAGACACATTTGGAAGGACATACGATGCATTCGGGAAGTCTTCGCTTTCCAATGTGTATCCAAGGGATTTAATGGCATTCACAGCAGTCATGCCATTAAAGGAGATGGTGCTTGCAATAGGCGTGTTATACTGTTCATCTGCCATGTGGTCATATCCATAGACCGGAATCACTCGACCTACTGTGTTGTTTGTATAAAGCGTATAAACGCCCTTCTGAATACTTACACCGTTGGCAATCAAATACAGTACACACCTAGCACCTCGGAAGTCATAGCCAGACATTAAGCCGTCATGATTTGAGATGCTGAATGATATTTCCTGTGCGACTGTACCTCCAATATCTATCTGCCCGACATCACAGATTTCGTCATGGATTTGCAGAGTCCCTTCCATGATTCGGTCTGTAGTCAGTATAAGAGAAGCACCATTCGCAAGTGTCACATTGCACTGTACTCCTAAAACAGACGAATCAGCGATATAATCTTTCCATTCTTGCTGTGTTGTAATCATTGAAAACTACCTCTCAATGAAATTGAAGGTTAAACTCGACAAAATCTTTTTGTTAGACCACCACAGGTATACATCACCTTCCCGGTCACCTGTGTAGAAGGTCTTCGTCTGCATCGTTCCTGTCAGCATGTCTGGGTACTGTACTGAGACATATTCAGAATCACACGCCTGTAAAAGCTGCGAACCCTGTTGCCATGTCAGACCAGCAAACTCGCATTCCAGTTTGACCTTCTGGGTGATTTGGTTGACATACATCGTACCTGTCTGGTCACGCCCGGAATCTGCCGCTGAAACTCGCATCCTAGACCACTTGAAACTGGACGGTGCTATAGTGATTGTCTTATTATTGCTAAGATTTCTTATAGTAATCATATTTTTCACCCAATGGGTGGGATTTCTCCCACCCCTTGTTTGGAGGTATCCTTCTATGCTTTCGCAGTGATGTTATATCTGCGATTCATAGCTTTCACACCTTTAGCGTTGGCTCTCGCCACCACTTGACTATCTAAATAGGTATTAACCTGGATAGTTTCACTTTCATTTCTGTTGCCAATCATTGGACGCAGTGCCTGTGCAATGGCAGACGCAATCTGTTCTCTGTTGGCTACTGCTGTTCTACCACCAATCGTACCGACTGCCTCCGCTCCGGCTTCTCCGGCTACAAATAATGATCCGCTCTGTGGATAACCACCAGATGCGTATAACTCTGTTCGGATACTGCCTTGTACGTTCTTTGTCACACCGTTGGCTTTTGCGACCGTATCAAAACTCATGTTCTGAACAGCCTGTCTGATACCCTGTTTGATGTCATTACCAATGGTATTACCTACTCTGGAGAACGGAGCATTATTAGCCGCCCCTTGCATTGCTTGGCACAGGCTTCTCGGAAGGTCACCTATCTGGTTCGTGACATTCTGCAAACCATTCCGTAAGTCATTGCCCATGCGGTTTCCAATCTGACTCCACGGCTGTGCATCAAACCCTTTGGCAATCGTGTTGTAAATAGCTTTCACGTTGAATCCAGAACCAATCTGATTCATGACCTTTTCCATGTTGTTCTTCATGGGTGTTGCAAGGTTTCCGAAAGGCTGTGAGTTGATCTTCTTCTGAACAACACTATAGATGTTCTTAGCATTCAGACCAGCACCTGTCTGGTTCATGGTCTTCTCCATGCTGTTCTTAGCATTCGTTCCCGGTGTTCCAAATGGCTGTTTTCCAAGTGCCGTATTGATTCTGCTGTAGATTGAACCGCTTGCAAATCCCATACCTGTCTGGTTGGCAGTTGCTTCGATCTCGCCCTTCATGCTTGTACCCATATTACCGAATGGCTGTTTGAGCATCAGACTACTCATACTGGAGTAGATGCCTTTATAGTTCACATCATGACCAGTCAGATTGAAGCGTGATTCCACTGGATTCTTCATCTTGTTAGCAGTATCAACCCACCGCTGTCTTCCTAAATTGGTTGTAATCAGTGATGCAATTCCACCGTAATCCACTCCAACGCCAACGGCATTCAGTGCTTTATTGATCAAGCCGACATTAACGCTGGATGTCTTGGATGTAGTGCCAATGTTATACAGTCCGGTATTCATGAGGTTTACACCTCTGACGGTTGTATTTGAGGTATTGCCAACAGACAGAAGGTACTTATCAAACGCACTAAGCTGAAATCCTGCGCTTTTTGATGCAGTGCCTACCGCACTTTCTGCATCTGCGCTGGCATACATCTGATTTGTGTATGACCGTCCGGCAGTAACACCTTGGTACATGCCATTAGACAAATCACTGTATCCGTTGTACATCAGCTTCATGATTGGCAGACTCATCTGTTGAGCGACTGTATTGTCTGTAATCGCCTGTGATCCCCTTCGGATAGCTTCTGCCATCTCAATGTTTCCACTGCTGAGTGCGTCTTGATATGCGTGTGTAAGAGACAATGCGTTATTATTGTCATACACTGCACTGGTATACTGCTGTGTCTGGGCAGTTGCCTGTTCTACGCCACTCGTTGTATATATCGCCGTATTGGTAGTAGTTTTTGATGTTCCACCATACCCCATCATTCCGGCATACATTTGCTGATTATTAGCATTCATAATGGCTTGTAGTTTGGAATTTGGAGTGTTCTTTTCCATCCAATTCTGGACATTCAAACCATTAACATTCACGCCCATGCCTAATGCCCCGGATGTTTTTATTTGAGATGCATACTGCTTCACTTTAGGGGCTGCCTCTGCCGCCTGTTGTCCTGTTTCCGCAATCTGCTCACCTAATGCTTCCAAAGCAATGTTTAGATTTGCAGTCTCGTCATCAATGACTTTTTGATATTCTTGGATTGCCTCTTTGCTTAACGAAGCAGCGGAGGCATCGCCAAACAGTTGCACTACTGCATCATATACATCTTCATACGAATATCCGTTGCTACGTGCGGCCCCCACACCACCAGTCATATTGAACAGTTGTTCTGGTGTGATATTTCCACCAGAACCAGCCATACTGGACATAAGAGCCACAATGTCAGAACCAGACCATCCAGTCATATCTTTCAATGCAGTCATTGAGGATGTCACCTGTGCATGGTCAATCTGATATTGCTGTTCTGCCCTTCTCTTGCCAACATCTGCCTGTGCAATAGCTGTTGCACTTTCCTGTGCTATTTCCGCATAAGCCGCTTGCAGTGCCAGTTCTCTATATGCATCAAGTAATTTCTGAATTTCTTCCAGATTGCTATGAACCTGTCCATTGACCAATTCAAACTGCAATTTGAGAGGAACTAAATCCAACTCATTAAATGCATCTTGAATAGTTTGCAGTTTCCGAAGGTCTGCATCGCTGATAACCTCCTGTGAGGAAATCTGTTTAAACTGATCCAATAAGGACTGCCCTACATCGTAGTCCTCGTTCACCTTTGTAATTTTGTCCATTCTATGAATAGCTGCGTTCCGCATATCGATTGCAGTCTGCAATTCAATAGAATTCTGCCTAATCCGCTGAATGGTATCCTGGAATTGTGCGCTATTTTCTTTTAAGTCATCAATCCATCTCTGGAATGTTCCTTTGGCATAACCAATGGCAACAATGGCAATGGCAACCGGAATACTAAAGGTCAATCCCATCGGGCCGAAGGTTAGTACACTTCCGGCAATACCAAGAGCCGCACCCAAGGCAGTCATAATGGCATTCTTGAGGTTTACCCCCTCATATCCCATGTTATACGCACCTTCATACTCAAGAGTGAAACCGCCTACCATCATGGCAATGCCAAGCTTCTGTAATCCAGTCAGTTCTTTTATGCTGTTGCTGAATGCATTGGCAAGTTTCCACCCAAGGATAGCTGCTCCAATGGCTTTAGCAACATCAAGGATGGTATCGAAGTTTTCTTTGAGCCAGTCAACCTTCTTGAGAATGTTTTCCCCAATGTCAACACGCTCAAACATGTCAGCGTAGTTAGTGCCTCCACTTCCGGCTCCACCACCGCCACCACCGCCACCGCCTCCGCTAGTGGGGTTGTAAGTCGGCTGTTCTTGCAGTTGGTTCAGTTCATCAAAGTCAAGTACGGAAAGCTGTTCTTCCAGTTCTTTAACTTTGGCTGTTGCTCCTCCGGCAGAACCACCAATGCCACCAATGGAATTTCCAACATCTCCGTAGGCAGTTGCTACTTTCTTGGCTCTCATATAGGTGGACTGTCCAGACAAAGCTGCGAAGAATGCATTGATATAATTGATGCCTGTTACTAGCCAGTCAACCAATCTATCAATGATCGGAGCAACGGCATTCAGAACACCAGAAAAAGCTGCCCCTATGCTGTTTTTGGCATAGTTCATAGAGGTGGCTATCGTATCCATAGACAAGGCAAACTGGTCACCCGTTGCTTTTGCCCACTGGTAAGCATTCTGCAATCCCTGGGTAAATCCTTGCATAAGATTAGAGATGAGCGTTCTCATGATCTTCATTTTCGCAAGACGCAAGAACTGAGAACCCAGTGTCATTAAACTGGATGGGAGGATTTGCTCAAAGACATTCTTTCCAAAGTTTCCAACAGATGCAAAGCCGGATTTCACTTTATCTAACATGGATACAGTACGTTCAAGGGAGGAGTTTGTTTCTTCTGTTGTGACGGAATCTCCACCAGATAGTCCGGCTCTTGTGTTGCGTTCTTTGTCTGGCAATCCTATTTGTCTCTGAAGATTGTTTGCTGTTCTTGCGGCATTTACCAAACCAGAACCGCCCTTTAAGGCTTTGTTGGCATTCGCAATCCGTTCCATAGCGTGGGCGAGCTTTTCAGCCGGGGTGATGGAACTGGTTAACGCTTTCTGCAAATCATTCAGTCCGCTTGAGCCAACATCTTTAATATTCTTCAGACCAGTTGCTACGCTCTGAAGTCCGGCTCCGTTGGATGTCGCATCTTTCAGACTTTTAAGCGTATCAATAAACTCCGTTAACGACTGAACTGTCGTTTTGGAGTTATCACTGATCTCTATCTGTAGATTTGCTATCTTTACTGCGCTCGCTGGCATCCCAAGCCTCCTTGAATTTATCGAGGTTGTGCTTAATTCTCTGGAGTATCTTCTGCTTTTCTGCTTCTTCCTCTGCTTCTGTCTTCGGGAAGAAGGGGAGCGGTTCCTTTAAGTAGTCTTCCGCTTTATGCCCCTTTTCCCGGAAAGCGTTGGATAAGGCAATTGCTACTCCGTCATAGTGGTATATCCCTTGCATCCAGAATTCTTCATTTCGGACTTTGCGCTGTCTCATATAGACAGCTTCGTAATATTTTAAGGAACAATAGTCTCCGTACCAGAATTCATCATACGGTACTCCCATGCTCATGTAGTACATGCACAGGTCATCTAAATGCTCCTCCATCGTCTTCGGTTGATCGGAACGTGTGGGATCGTCTTCGTCTATCTCTCCACGCTCCAAGCTACGTTTCCCTGGTGGGAATTCAGTTCCGTAATGGCTTCGCTGATCATCTCTCCGATGATATCTGTCAGATAATCGCCATCTGCATTCTGGTCACTGATACTATCCCAGATTTCCTTTCTGGTTGCCTGTGGCACTCTTTTATGGTTTGCGATGAACGCACCATAGAAAAGTTCTTCCGGTGCAGTCAGAATGTAGTCATTCATTTTAGAGAAGTTGAACCCGTTTCGTTCCATCTGCTTGAGGGAATCGGGAGTGAATTCAAGCACATACTCTGTGTTTTCGTAAGGAATTCTTAATTTCGTTTTTCTGTTTTTCATGTGATACCTCCATATCATATTCAAACTGTTTTAATAATTGGGGAGAGACAAATGCTCTCCCCATGTGTAATGCCTATCAAGCACCGGAAGACGCAGACCATCCGGCAATGGTGTTCGGCACGATGTGTGCAGTTGCCTGTAATACCTGGTTCACTTCGATGCTCGGTGTACCCAGATCAACAGGCTCACCGCTGAAGTAGAACGAAGTCAGATTGCCGGGGAAGACGATTTCAAACCACGTAGCCTTGTTTGATGCTTTTGCAGTCTCAGCCGCTGTAACAAGTGCTTCCCATGCAGTCTTAAATGCAACTGTAAGGTTTGCCCCCACCTGGAAGTCTCCGCCCGTGTCCTTTACACCTGCCACATAGCGTCTCCAGGAATCAGAAAGATCCGTGCAGTCCAACTGATCCGGCTGCGCATTCATTTCGCCCAGAGAAACGATGTTAGTGATCTCCGTGTAACCACTTGTCGGTCTGGTTCCGGCAGTTGCCTCTACAGCATATTTAAACTTCACGCCAATGGTTGACAGTTCTAATGCCATTGTTTATTCCTCCTTAGTTTTCTTTGTTTTGGTAGTAGTAGTTTTCTTTTTCGGAGTTTCTTCCTTAGTCGGGTCAATCGTTCCACAATGATCACAACGGAACTGACCGGGGAAGACATCCTTTCCACAATTCTTACATTTCATCGAGTGTGTCACCTCCGCAAATCACCCTCTGGAAACGCAAGGAAATGCGCTCAATCGAGGGGTCATAGTTGGGTATCATTTCGCTCAGTTCTTCCAAGAATCCCATGCCTCGCATTGTTGTCTCAATGATTTGAGCAATGCTGTCTGTCTCTCTGCCGTATATCTCAATGTAGAAATACACTCTGTTCTGCTCATCGGAAAAATCAAGATTCGTAGCTGCGTAAAGCGGAGAATGGGATTCCCGAATGTATACGCAAGGGAGTTGCCTGTTAATCTCTTCGTAGTATCTGGTCACATATACGCCATCCAAGGCAGTCACCAGTCTGTCATAGATTTGATTCATCGTAATCATTTAAAACGCTCCCTTACTTTCTGGTCTATCTCTGTTTGTATGCGTCTGGCAGTGTTTTCCATGTAATGCTTCGGCTCTTTGTTGTAATGGTATGTACTTGGGTCTTTTCCAGACTCCTGATGATGCTGAAAAGTCCGCTCATGTGATTCCGACCACACACCTGGATAAGTAAAGAATGAATCTCCACCCATGTGTTCATAACCGCTGTTGTAGTCTGCCGTATATCCGGCTCCCCATTCCTCAAATGCTATCTGCTCACCACTGGCCACTATCGTGGCATTGGAACCGCCATGATGAATGGAAACATCGTCATACCCGACTTGTGTACGATAATCTTCCGCTAAGTCAGCAGATAAATCACGAACCTTAGAACGCAGTTCTTCGATTTGTTTAATCGCACTATCCAAATTGTCCAGAGTAATCTTTATGTTCATTTGCAGAAAATCCTCTGTTCGTTCATCGTAGTCGGGTGAGACAGGACATAATAATATTTCCCGTCTATCGTGATCCTTGTACCTACAGTGATACTGAGCGGTGCATTTGGAATAATCTGGACAGACCAGTCTTCCTCTATTCCATACGGCTTATGACTCGATGTACCCTTAAAGACCACACAGCCTTTGGCAGTAACCGCTTCGTTATATTCCACATCATGGATCGCAGTCTTATAACCTTGGGTATCTGTCCTCTGCTGTGTGCCTTTAATCGTTTCATAGATAAACTCTTTCTGGTTTCTCTTCAGTCTTCTCATAGCACTTTCACATACGGAATGAGGTGAGCATGGATGTACTGCCTCATATCAGAGTATTTATAGCCTCGCAGAATGCCATTCTCGGAATGCTGTGTCTCACCTTCAGCACCCCGAATGGAAAGTCCGAAAATTACGGCATCTATCACAAGCGAATCGTACTTGCTGTAATCCCGTGTTTCCCCCTCTTCCAGTTCGGGGATACCAATCAGTGAGTATTCCCAGTTAAGGCACTCCGTCTGAGCCTGTGAGATATAAGCGGATATCAGTTCATCCGAATAATCATCACCGATCAATATTTTGATTGTCTGAATAAGTTCTTCTACCGTCATCCGCTTATCCTCGTCTTACTGTTTCTTTGTCTGTTAAATCAGCAAAGGATTTAATCAGCTCTGCCCGTTACTTCCCGATGCAGCACCAATGGTGATTTTTGCAATGCCATCCAGATGCTCTGCAAACAGGTACAGACCAAATACGGCATAAGCCTCAGATGTCATGTTTTTGAAGTTGCCGTTGATGTGGTATCCAATGAGTGGCGTTACGCCATCAATGGTCATCGGCAACCCGGCACGTGCGAAATCGGAAGCACCCGGATTTACATAGTAGGCAACCATGTTGTAAACCGGAGTAGCCAGTACAATGCCCGGTGCGACTTCAGTGCTGTCGCAGAGGAAGATTCTCCGATATCCAAGGAAGTCAGAGATGTACTCCATACCAAATGCAGTGCTTACCTGTGCGCCAATGGTAGCTGCACCAAGATAGGTGTAGAAGTCATCTACGTTAACGAACGCAACAACTTCACCCGGTGCAAGACCAAGCTGACTCCATTTGTCCAGAACTTTGCCTTTTGCCTTTGCCAGTGCCGCCTGGAACGTAGTACCAGTGCCAGTAAGAGAACCAGTGTTAAGGAAGGTATAGAATCTGCCTTTAACAACATTCTGTAGTTTTGCTTTGAATGCATCGTCTGTACGTGCAATGGCAATGTCATAGCCGTACTTATTGATGGTTTCCAGAGTAACTGCTGTAGCGTATTTCTCTACAGTTGCCTCTACAACCTGTGTTCCGGCAATTGCTACCGTAGTCGGTGTGATGTCAACACCTTCAGCCGGAGAGGTTTCCAGTGTGCCAATAGTATGCGTGATAATCTGCATACCCTGTCCGGGCGTCTTTGCAATCGGATTAGAAATGCCAAATACGTTCATCAGAGAAGTAAAGTCTCTTCCGAAGGAAGACACGAAATCAATTTCTCTGACATTTACGTTTGAGACATTCGTTGTCTTAGTAATAGCCATTTGTCTTTTTCTCCTTTTCAGTTAGTTGATAAATAATTCAATGTTTTCGGAAATGAGTTTCTGCCGTTTGGCAGTGTCACGTTCCTCCAAAATCTTTTCCTTTGTCCATCCACCGCTTGCAGTGCCGTTATTGGTGGGATGCGGTGTGCTTCGGATGGTTTCTTCACGGACGCTCTGCCGTAACGATGACTCAAAAGCCTCATGCGCTTTCAGTTGGTTGGCTTCTACTTTGGAAAAATCGCCATCGACAAATGCCTCTGCTGTCTCTCTGGCTAGTTCCTCATCAAAGCCTATGCTCTGATAAAAAGCTGTCTTCTGTGAGATTGTCATATCTCGTTTCAGTCTGAGGTTTTCTTCCTCGATAGCTTTGTAACGGTCTTCCTGTTCCTGTTTCAGCCGTTCCTCTTCGGTCATGTGACCTTTTAATTTGTCTTCTGCCTCTCGCATGGCATCCTTGTACTTCTTAGCTTCGGAATTAGCTTTGGAGATTAAATCTTTATACCTTCTCTCCGTGTCCGTATCCGTCACTTCCATTGCTTCAAGTGCTGCCACTTTTTCTTCGGCAGTCATCTCTGCATAACCAGAGATATCATTTACGTTGATTTTCAAAGTGTCCTCCTTTGCGTTTTAAAGACTTCCCTGTCTCTGTGCGATTTTTACCGTCTTTCCCTAGACTATATATTTCAAGGCTTATCGCCTTTTGAACCTTGTTTGGTGATTGAAATCCAACATCGGCAGTTCACATTATTGTCTGCTTCTTGGAACATGCCCGGTGCTAGTGCGGAATCACCGCCATACGTGACGAATTCTTCATCAAACGGGATCGTCACACCTTCAAGAATCCAATGAGAATCTCTTACTTTCTCGTCTCCCATTGTTTCCCAGGTCTTCATCACCCCCTTTACACCACGGACAGATTCAACCACTCCTGTGTTGAAGCATCGGTTGGCTTCTGCCTCAATCATCCGCTGTAGCTTCTCTTTGTCTGTGATGTCTCGCTCGTATATTTCGGATGTCGTTTCGCCTCTTGGGTATACCCAGTTGAGGACTTTGGTAAGGTCTGGGATGTCCTTGTCCTGTCCTGTGAACAGAAGTCCGGCTGCCCAACCATCTAACAGCCAATCCCATAGGCAATCCCAGAATTTATCTTTTCTCCGTCTGCGCTCTTCAGCAGACAGTGCTTCATATTCCACAACGGAAGTAACTGCGATTTCCTCAACGAGCGCATGAATCTCGTCATATCGTTTCTTCCTCTGTTGTAAGATTGTCTTCTTCAATCTCGGTCACGTTCCCTTCTTCGCCATGCTCTTGGTACCAGGCCATTCCCTCTAAAAACTTCTTATTCGGGTCATAGAACAGACCGGAAACTTCATAAGCCACTTTCGGATGAATCTTCGGATTATTCAGCATCGCAATCAGCACCTGTGATTTGGTTGCCATGTTTTCATAGTGCTGTCTGGTGTAATCAATATTGATGGCTTTAATCGGGATCGAAAGTTTTCCGGTTCCCTCGCAGATTTCAAGCATCAGACGGATTGCCATGTACTCCGGTCTGTCAATGTTCTTCTGGTCACCCATTGCAGACTCATACGCACCTTCCCAACCGTTCCGGTACACAACCGCCAGTCCGTTATCGCCACCGGAATAGGAGTTGTCCGATGTATTCGGCAGTGAAGCAATCGTGCGGATGGCACTTAAAAAGTCCTCTTTCAAGGTCTGTGTATTGCTCTGGTCAAGTTTCGTACCTAACTGTTCTACAGATGCCTTATTCTCGTTGGAGATCAGTTCAATCAATCCCATTTCCTTGATGTCATTCGCAGTCATGCCGTCCGGCAGCTTGCAGTTCACAAGTACAAGCAATGTCTGGATCGCCTGTTCAATGCCGTCCATACGGTTGGAATTGAGGTTGTTGATTGCATCGCACAGGGGAAGTACAATCTCCGCATTGCTCATGCGGTCTTCACCACATGGGTATTCAATGATGGGAAGTTCGGACAGGGGATAAGGATCATCTCTTATGACACGGTTGTCACGGATTTCAAAGAAGCGGTTACCGGACGCATTCTTCACATAGACAGACCATGTTTGTACTCCGTCCGTCTCCGTTGTGACATACCAGCAAATTTTCGGGGTATGCGGAATCTTCGTGGTATACGCCACTCCGGCACATCTGGGGTCAAGCGTAGCCAAGTAGAACGGGGATTCGTCTTCTGCCTCCTGTGTCTTCGGGAGAATCAGACGATATGCTGTACCGCAGATGTTGTACCATTTGACCAGATCGTAATCTAAAGTTTCTTTGCCCTCTAAACGGCAGTAATCGTTCAGCGTATCAACATTATTGGCATAGTTCTGGTCATTGGCTGAATATTTGATGGCATCCCCGGCTAAATACCTTGTGTGGAAGTCCACGACTTCACGGAATCTGTTTTCCACAATCTTGTTAAGGATGTAGTCATTCAGTTCCTTCGTCCGGTTAAGGATTGCCTGTTTGCCTTTGTAGTAATCGTAGAGGTAATTGATCTCCATACAGTTCTTGGAAAAATCGCCAGTCAGAAGAGACAGCACCTCTATGATGTTGTCTTTCGTGATCTCTTCAAAGGATGTGTATAAAGCTTTGCGTCCGAATAGATTCATCCGTTTCACCCAAATAAAAAAGCGGTCTACTCCATTTAGGAATAGACCGCCATCAGTCTCTGTCCACAGGCTCAGTCCTGTGTGTATTTTGTTTTTCTTGAAATCTCCCGGATCACAAGACCGTACTTGCCTACAAAAACTTCGGCAGTATTCTTGCGCTCCAGGATACTTTGTAAAGCCGTCAAGGCTTTTCTGTTATTCAAAATATCATATTTCTCTAATTCGTGCAAATCATCAGTGTTTTTCCTGTTTTCCATCAAAACCACCTCCGATGCACTGTAACCGTGTTTGCTTCAAAACTCTGTGCAAAGTCGGACAGCATTGCCATTGCATCCGGCACATCATCTTTCTTCGTCTTGCTTACATGTGAGAATCCGCACAGCAAGCGCATGGCTTTGTCATACTCCTTTGACCGCTGTTCCTTTGCTTTAAACAGGCAGTGCGCTTTCACCCACATGCTCCCAACGATGATACGGGTTTCCTTGTTCTGTGTACTGTATTTCGTAGTGATGGAGCATGTGCCACCCTTCTTCTTCACAAGTTCGTCTACTTCGTTCGCTATGCGTCCTCCGGCAGCATTACTCTCAAACCTACACAGTTTCACGCCATGCTCCATCAGCTTAGATGCTATCTTCGGCACAGTAATGTCCGGTGTGGCATCATCGCAGATAAAATCCTCAATGTAGTATTTATCCCCATACTGATAGGCAACAGGCATCACACAGTCATCCGTACCCTTGTCTTTCGTGTCAACAACGGATATCACGGCATCCGGTGCTTCTCCCGGAAGGTCATAGTAATAACTCAGTTCGTCCGCATCATACAGAAGTCCTTCCCTCTCGATCGGCTGGTTCATGTACAAGGCTCTCCATGATACATCATCCATCGTGGCACGTATCTGCTCATAGCGTTCCGTGCTGAACCCGATATCACCGCCATAGTCAAAATTGCTTTCTCCGTTTTCGTCTAACGCAGACAGGGAAATAAACTTCGCAGTTGGGTCACCTTCGTATTCCCTCTCTAATCGTCCCATCGGGTCATGTACCGACCACCTTGTCATAATGAGCAGAATCACGCAGTTGCCCTCAATTCGCTGCATGTAGTCCGTTGTGAAGTTTCGCCAGGTCTTCTCCAGTCTCTCACGGTTCATTGCTGTCTCAATGTTCGGGATCAGATCGTCAATGTACATCAGCGACTGCGCTCTGATTTTTCCGGCAAGGGATGAACCCATCGATCCAAATTGGTACGTAGCGAACCGCTTAGGAGTATCCAGATCAATCTTTAAGTCTTGTGCGTTCGTCCTCACAAGCGTCCTCTCCGGAAAGATGTCAAAGAAGTGGTATTCGTCACTCCCGATCATCCGCAAACTCTCTGCATAGTTCTCTTTTAAGATGCTCTCCGAATGCGAACCCATCAGCATACCCTTGTCCGGTATCCTCCCGGCAGTAAATGCCATGAAGAAGTTTCCCAGTGCTGTCTTCCCGACTCCCGGAGGTGCAGCTACCCCAAGTACCTTCAAATCGTGGTCAGCAAGCTTTTGCATCTCGTCTACAATCGGCTTTAACTGTTTCCTCCTCGGCAGATAAAACTTGTTCGTACGATCCCACTCCATTGCAAGGATAAAATCATCAAACTTGTCTTTCCCTGTCATGAAGTAACTCTGCTTCGCCATCTCAAGATTCTTCTCGTTCACAGGCAGTGTGTCAATCCATTCCCGGAAATCTGTCACAGCACCATAGTCTCCCCACTCACTCCACAGGAACTTCATGCATTCATAAGCACCTTCGACATGCTCATACTTCTGGTATTCACGATACGCTTCTTCTAAATCAGATTTGTCCATTAAACCTCCTAAATCAAATTATAAGGCGTTTATTGTTCTTATATGGGTATTTTATCTTCTAAGATTAACAGATTGATTTTAGACTATAATACGTGCGTATTTCGCATGGTTTTATGTTGTCTATTATATGGGATTATGTTGGATAAATCAATTCGTTGATTTTCCCATGCGTATCAGAAGAGGATTGTACAATGTATTGATTATCAGATGGGTCATTTTTAGATTTTAAAAAAAATTGAAAAAGCACTTTCTAAAATTCGGTTATGTATCATTTTTTTAAATTAAAAAAATTCTAAGAAGCACTTTGGAAAATTCGGTTGGGGAAGGGGGTAAACACCCCTGCTGTCAAATTTCAATATACCCCCATCCCATACCCCAATACATAGTTTCATGAATAGCCGGAACTGATGAAAGCCTGGAATCCTTCCAGATCATCAAATCATGATGAAATCAGACCGGAATAGTATCAAATAGTCAACTAATCTTTGTATTATGTCTGTATGTGGGCAGAATTAACGTATGGGGGCATACTCTTTTAGACAGGGAAAACCCTATAAAATAAGGCTTTTCTAGGTTTTTATAACATAACTCTTCGTTAAAGAAAACTTTATTCCATAGTTGTGACTGCTGAACAGATCGTAAGATAATGAACACATTGTCAGATAATCAACACATGTTGATTATTTTTAAAATTGACGGCTGCCGGTGAGGGTTACCTTCTGTGGTATTGGGAGCACATTATATAATAGGATACACAGGGAATACAATAAATATATAGGGATATAATTATATAATGGTATACGCAAGTATGGTATACGCATAAAAATAATACGTATAAAATAAAATTGATATTATACGCAATAAATAAATACTCTACTAATACGCATAAAAAAAAGAGGTATAAAATACCTCTTTTTATTATATATATAATATATATTATATATAATATATCTAATCCTGGTTTTTATCTGATATCTGATCTAATATCAGACTTTTAATAAATCCATTGATTGTGAGATTATTCTTTTCACAATATTCTTTTAATCTATCGTAATCTTCCAGTCTTAAATCTAATGGTACTCTTTTCAACTTATTCTTAGCATACGCATATTGATATTTATACTTTTCATTCATTTCTTTCATATCTCCTATTCTAATTATTAAATAATAATGTCCATAAGAAATATATAAGAAATATCTCCTGTTGTCAATATGTACATAATACACAATATGTACATTATATCTTTAGCTATTTAGTATATGTACATTATATAATGTACATGATATAATACAGACAGTTAAAGAAGTTAATAAACAACTACTGATCAACCAGTTGAAAGGAGAATAATCATGAAGAACATCGTTGAAAGAATCGAAGAAGTAAAGGCAAGAATGAATAATATTAGTATTGATTGTGCTTATGACAACTACGACTATTATGCCCGAATTGATGACGCAATCGCAGAATGTGCAGACAATAACGTAAGTATCTACTATGGAGACATTATTAAATACATCGCAGATCACGTTGAAGAAGTAAACGAAACAATCCAGGAGTTTGGTTGGGACGGCTGCGGATCAGATCTCTACAAAGCCGGACAGATGGCAGAATACACCACCAATCAGAACGAACTGTTTGAAGATGTCGAAGAAATCATCCTGTTATCTGGTCTTTACAGACTTGCAAAAGAAGTCGAAGCAATGGACGAAAGCCTGTTAGAAGAACTTGAAGACGAACTGTACAGGATGACCTATAACAACACATTTGAAGAGATTGCAGAAACGGTTAACGATTTCCTTTTTAACTTTGCGATTGACTGCGAAGAAGAACCGGAAAAAGAAAACCTGATCAGAAAGGTGGCATAACATGAATGAAGTATACCGACAAGCCCTTGAAATCTATGAAGAAATAAAAGATATGGACTTTCAAGACTACGAAGAAGTTAAAGAACCCGATCTAACATGCATCATAAACATGATTTTAAAAGTCGGATATAACCAAACGCTTTTAAATCTCCTGTAAAGGCATACATCCCGGTTCAAGTCCGGGAACAGGAATTAACAAATAAATTAGCAAATAATTGGAGGTGTAAATTATGGTGAAAACATTCGCATATAAAAAAGTTATTGATCAATATGGTAACCGTTTGCGTGATATTCGTTATGACATCATTGCATTGCCTTACTCATACAATGAACTGATAATTGGCACTACAGACCCATCGCAGCAGAAAAGATATTATATTATCCCGGTAAAAAAAGCATCTGGATATGCTATTAAAATCAATAAACGCTCAATAAGCAATGAGAGTGGAACGGCTGAAGAAGCATTAAAAACATTATCAATTGTAGATTGCTTTTTAAGAAAAATCGCAGAAAATATTATTTTTACAGGCAATATTAAGCAGACAACGATTGGGGGGAAATAAACAATGTTAACAAGTGCACAAATAAACAATTTCTATCAGATATGTGACGAAACACACATCATGATTGCCGGAACAACGGGTAGCGGTAAGTCTGTATTTATCAATAACCTTTTATGTACTTTGACAAGTTACCCGACAGATCAGCAACGGCTTGTATTAATCGATTTAAAGCGTGTGGAACTCTCCAGATGGGAAGACGATCCCCATGTTTTAAGAAGCATTACCGAACCGGAAGACGTTAACAAAACTCTCGACTGGTTGATTGACGTCATGGAGAAGAGATATAGAGCCATGAAAAAGAAACGCCTTGTGAAATCACAAGAATACTACATTACAGTTGTCATTGATGAATTAGCCGAGGTTATGCGTGTTAAAGGTGCTGAAGCAAGGATAGATACTCTTCTCAGACTTGCAAGGGCATCAAACATTCAGCTAATCATGGCAACACAGAACCCCTCCAGAACGAGCGGAATTCCGGCTAGAATCTTTCAGAATGTCTCTTGCTGTATCGGTCTTAGATGTAAGACGGCTATAGAATCTCGTCAGATCATCGGTTTGAAGGGTTGCGAAGAACTGCCGAGATATGGAAAAGCATATATAAGCAATCCAGATGGTTTATTCCTGGTTGATGTGCCGATTGCAACGAAAGAGGATTTCAACATCACGCATGAAGCATGGTATAGCATCGCATAAGAAAACCGAAATACAGGCATTCTAGACACCTTAAAATGCAAAATAAAAAGAGGGATAGAAACCCTCTTTTTTTGTGCTGTAAACCTATATACTGTTTCAACGCTCTGTAACGCCCTTTAAACCGTTCGGATATCTTTAGTGTATATTTTATTGTCTAAACTATTAGAGCGCCTTAAAATTGATGCTAGACACGTTAGAATTGAAATTATGATGTTTAATCCCCTGTAATACTCTCATTCAATTGTAAAGCGGTTGGTTTTTTCGGTTTCCGGGAAGGTTCTTTTTCATGTAAACCGGACAAGGGCAACTTACTACTTGTTTTTTCCTTCTTTGTTAGTAGTTTTTCCGGTTGTGTCGCAACGGCTTTAAGGTTTTTTGCACCTTCGATTAACTGCTCCATTGACAACTTTACATTGATTTCCGTTTTCTTGAGCGGTTGGTCTTCGTTCATGTAACCAAAGTTGTTTCTGGCAAGGAAAATGCCGGTGATCTTGTCCACCCTTCCATCGGTCATACTGGACACCAATACAGAGTTAATCCATGACCACTCCCTCTGAAGCACTTCTGTGATCCCAACATCCTTTGCCCACTGGACAGAACCATCCCTCCACTGTGTGATCATCTGCCTTGTCTTCCCCAGTGCTAGAGCCAGACCTTCCCACGTTGGCGTGATTTCGTACTCTGTACAAAGCTTGCGGTATTCATCGCAGTGTGTCTTTACCACATCCAACACGTTCGGGTCTTTCTTGTCTATCGGAAAGTTTCCCAGTTCACGGACAAAGTTATTAAACTCTATAATCTTGTCACGCTCTGCGAAGTTGTTTGTTTTAACTGCCATAAATCATCCTACTTCCATGATAGTTTTAATGAATGTGCAGAAGATTTCCGCAATCATTTTGCTTGGCAGTTTGCCTCGGAATGCGTTGCAAAACTTGTTTCCGCATTCAATATAGACATCCGTTAATTGCAGTAACTCTTCTCGCACTTCTGCTCTTAATTGTGCATTGTCTTTCTGTGGTTTGAACAGCATCTGTGCAATGAAATTCTGTAGCTGTTCCTTCTCTTCGTCTCTTGTGTCATCCATCTTCTGTTCTCCTTCGCTTTGCTCTTCCATGTCCTGTTTATATCGGTCTATAAAATTCATCTGTCATATTTCCTTTCCTGGATAAAGGGGGGTGGGGTCACTTTTTGCGTGGGGTAGGTTTCTCTTCTTCGTCTTCTTCTATCGGTCTTGCCATGAATTCTGATGCCGGGTCTTCAAGGTCTTCTAATTCCCTCGTCAGACGCTCAATTTTGCCCTTTAAATCCATTCTGTGCAGTTCCTTGGTAAATTCCTCATTCCACAGGTCTTGTGGTCTTATTTTAAGCGTTTCAGCCATCTGAATCAATCTTGTGATTCCGATATCATCACGCTTGCGGTCAAGGTATCCTCTGCCGACTCCGATCTGCTGATAGAATTCCAGTTCCGTCATGTCTCGCAGTTCAAGTGCTGCTCTGATGTTTCTTGTGATAGTCTCCAGAATCTTCTCGTTGTTCATTGTGTAACCTCCATCAATTCCAGTTCGTAATTCTGTTCCTCTTCTTCCGTCAGTTCTCTGTCGTAAATCAAAATATCATAATACTTACCCGTTACATCTTCCTGTCTGCCTAACAAACCTTGTAATGGTTGGCAACCGGGTGAAAAGCCTCTAAGCTTCATGCCATATATATACATATCTGCTCCTTTCATGGGGTGGGTATACTTTTTAGCCTGGGTATCACTTTTTCTTTCTCCAGTCATGGATGGCAGCTAATACAAGTGCCGTAAAGACCATGACAAGAAACAATGCTTCTAGTATGCTGATCCAGATCATGTCTGTTCCTCCCGATACGGTTCTGGCAGCGGCATCCATGCTATCGGATAATATTCTTTTTCAACTTCAAAATCTTCTGTATACCAACGGCAATCTTCAACCCACGCAATATATGGGTCTTTTCTT